GGATTGGTCTGTTGTTGTTGGTGGTTCTAAAAACGTAGCAAGTGCTGTTGGCGCAGTTATTGTGGGCGGTGGATTAAGTAGCCAAACAGCCGCAACTGGAAATACTGCAAGTGGTATATCATCATTTATTGGCGGTGGAAATGGTAACCAAGCATTTGCTTTATATTCTTCAGTTGTTGGTGGATTTAATAATATTGCAAATGGTCAAGATTCTATTTGCGTTGGTGGCGGCTGGGCTAATGCAAGAAGCATTTTGGGAAATACAATTTTTGCGGCATCTCAATCTCCAATTGCCTCCACTTCGGGGGCTCAACAAGCAGCCTTACTTGTTCTTGCTCGTGAAACAACAAATGCAACCCCAGCCGTTCTTACATCAGACCCCAATGCAGCCGGTTTAACCAACCAAGTAATCCTACCCAACAACTCAGCCTATTATTTCCGTGGTGAAATCGTAGCAGGCGTAACAGGCGGCGGCAATACCAAAGGTTGGACTATTGAAGGCGTGATTAAACGTGGCGCTGGCGTAGGTACAACGGCTCTTGTCGGTACGCCTACAGTTATGTCTTCTTATGCTGACGTAGGCGCTGCTACATGGGCTATTGCAGTAACCGCAGACACAACCAACGGCGGCTTGGCAGTAACATTCACTGGACAGGCATCAACGACAATTCGATGCGTTGCTCAAATCCGCACAACTGAAATGACATATTAAGGAGAAATCATGGCGCTTAAAATCACAGCAGTAAACCCGACTACAGGCCAAGCCACAAGCACGGCTTATGCTCGAATCACCAACTTCTTTGGTACAAAAGACCAAATCCAAGTTCAGGTGGCTATCCACGCAACTGAAGATGCCCGACATGGCAACATGCAGACTATTCGTGAGGACGCTCACTACATCGCCGTTGAAGACTTGAAGGGTGATTTAATCCCTGCAATCTACAATGTTCTCAAAACCTTCACCCAGTACGCTGGCGCAGAAGACATCTAAAAGGAAAAAACATGGCTCTCATCAAATCAATCATGACCGACTACGGCGTCCCCGCTGCATACTGGAACATCGGCGCTGTCCAAGAAGACTTCAAAGGCAAGGGCACAGAAGTGACGTTTTACGGCTACGCATCCAAAGAAGCCCGTGACGCAGGTAAACAGCCTCTAAGCGCAGGCAAGGTGCAGATTGCTGGTGAAGAATATGTTGCAGGCGCAGACCGTGCGGCCTTATACTCAATCATCAAGCAAAAGCCTGAGTTTGAAGGCGCAGAGGACGCTTAATAACTGATAACCACTATAATGTCAGCTAATCAGTATGTAGACTATGGGTATTACGATGCTGGTTATGCGGTAGGTGATTTAACGCCTGTTGACATAAGTGGAGTATTTGCTACAGGAAATGTAGGAAGTTTAAATGTTGTTATAAGCGTTACAGTATCTGTAACAGGTGTTGTTTCAACCTGCAGTGTTGGAAGTACAACACAAACTGCAGCATCTGTATCTTCCGTAATAGGTGTTGTTTCAACCTGTAGTGTTGGAAGTACAACACAAACTGCATCCTCTATACCCTCTATAACAGGTGTTGTTTCAACCTGCAGTGTTGGAAGTACAACACAAACTGCAGCATCTGTATCTTCTGTAACAGGGGTTGTTTCAACCTGTAGTGTTGGAAATACAACACAAACTGCAACATCTGTATTTTCTATAACAGGCGTTGTTTCAACTGGTCAACTTGGGAATGTTATTGCTAAGGGAATAACATACGCTCTTGTATCTGGTGTTACTTCAACTTTTACAATTGGTTCTGTTACAATATTTGCAAGTGCTAATGTTGTAAGTGATAGTGTACAAAGTATTGGCTCAACAGGAAGCATTGGTATATTTGCCAACAGCTTATATACAACATCTGGTGTTTATTCAACAGGGGATGTAGGGGCTATAAATGTTGCAGCGGGTTGTACGTCTGCCATATCTGGTTTTAAAATAACTAGTTCACTTGGCACTGTTACTGTTACAACTACACTTTTCGATTATAACGGTGTTGCTTCTTTATATGATCGAAGCAGAACAGTATATGTCGAAAGACACTCAATCAGTAAAGAACGTACTGCAATTGTTGAAGCGGTGAATAGAAAAGTATATGTCGATAAAGCAACTACTCCATCGACACGTACTGTAGATGTGTCGAATATTCCTAGAGTTTCGTACACGTATAGAAAAACATCTTCTTCCGATAGAAGTGTTTTAGTAGCTTAAGGAATGTTATGTCATTTAAATGGCCTCCAAAAGACCCAAATGAAATTTTAGACTATAGTGTAGATTGGTCACGCTGGTTAGCTGGTGCAACTATTAGCTCAGTTATTTGGTATGTTGATGATGCGTCTAATGTAAAAACTGCTTTTACCTCTGGAATAGTTGTTAACGGTTTGCAGAACGTTTCACAAACTATTAGTGGTGATGTAGCTACAATCAACCTTGGTCTTGGTACAAATAATGCCGAATACAAAATCACTTGCAGCATGACAGATACTACAGGCAATCTTGCCGAACGTGTAATTCGTATAAAAATTAAAGATCAATAATATGTCCTACAATTATCTTGATTTAGTTAATGAAGTTAATAGACGTCTTAACGAAGTTGAACTTACTACTAGTGCTTTTACAAATGCTGGTGGGTTTTATGGTCAAGTAAAAGACAGTATTAATTCTTCTCTTAGAGACATTTATCATGTTTCATACGAGTGGCCTTTCAATCATGTATTGGCTGAAGAAACATTATCGGTGGGCGTTACTCGTTATGCTTTTCCCACAGATGCAAACACAATTGACTTTGATACATTTCGTATTAAAGGCGATACAACGTTAGGCAACAATACAAAGAAGCTTGCGGTTGCGTCTTATGAAGACTATCTAAGTAACGCTGTTGACCAAGAGTACACAACTGATACAACACAGCGGGCCGTACCTTTAAGAGTATTTCATTGTCCAAGTCTTGAGTTTGGTGTAACCCCTGCCCCAGATAAAGAATACACCTTGTTTTATGAATACTATAGAATCCCTGTAGATCTTAATAGTTATTCAGACGTTCCTTCTGTTCCAGAACGATTCCGTCATGTCATTATTGATGGTGCAATGTTTTATGCCTACATGTTTCGTGGCAACGAACAATCAGCAACTATTGCTAAAAACAAGTTTGAAGAAGGTGTAAAGCGTATGCGTACTATGCTAGTCAATAGATATTCATATATGCGTTCTGGAACAATTACTCCAAGCAAAGCTACGGCTTTTGGTGATCGGGTGAAATAATGGCAGACGCATTACAAACCTATGCTTATCAATTTAAAGGTGGGTTAATTACCAACATTTCTCCACTTCAACAAGGTGTAGAAGCTCCGGGTAGTGCTCGTCTATTGAAAAACTTTGAACCATCTATTCAAGGTGGATATAGGCGCATTGAAGGGTTTGCTAAATATGACACCGCTTTTGTTCCTGCGTATGGCACTCCTAAAGTTCAAGGATCTGGTCAAACAGGAACAACACTTGTCCTTGCTAATATATTCAGTTCTCCTGTCGTTGGTGATACATTCACTATTGCTGGTGTAACTGGAACATACACAATTGCATCAACTGGTACATCATACAACTCAACTACTAAAACTGTAACACTTACATTAACAACCTCTTTGGCATCTAGTCCAGCCGATAAAGCTAATATAACTTTTACATCACATCAAGGTCTTGTTAATGGTGTTGCCGCATGGGAAAATAAAGTTATTGCCATGCGTAATGACAATATTTTCTATAGCACATCTACTGGTTGGACTAAAATTAATACACCTTCCTATGGCACTGTATTAATTAATGGCGCCGGACAAACAGGCAGCTCTGTTACTATTGATGGTCTTACGGATGCTCCTTTAATTGGTGACACCTTTACAATTGCTGGCGTTGAGAAAGTTTATACAGTTACGGCTAATGCTACACTAGTTAGCGGAGGGTCTACAGTTGCCATTAATCCCGCACTAGCTTCTAGTCCAGCCGACAACGCTGCTGTAACATGGCTCACTGCTAGTCGTAGCAACTCTGTTAAATTACGTACAGCTAAGTATCGTATTTCAAGCACTGAAAAGATTGTTGGGGTTGATGGATACAACTATCCTTTTATATGGGATGGTACAACCTTTACAACATTGTCGGGGTTGTCTGATCTTTATGGCGCAGCCCATGTGTTGTGGCATAAAAATCATTTGTTCTTTACTAAAGATGACAAGCTCATCTTCACTTCCCCATTAACTGATAATGATTTTAATCCAGCTAATGGTGCTGGCGTTATTGTTGCTAGTGGAATTATTACAGGACTTATTGTTTTTAGAGAAACGCTAGTAATCTTTACTGAAAAAACTATTTCTCAATTAACTGGTAATACGTTGTCAGACTTTGTGTTGCAACCTATTGCTCGAAAAGTTGGTTGTGTTGCTTCAGATACTATTCAGGAAATTGGTGGAGATGTTTTATTCTTGGGACCAGATGGCTTAAGACTGTTGGGTGCTACAGATAAAAATAATGACTTTAGCTTAGGTCTTGTATCTAAACAAATTCAAACTGAAATGACAGATCTCATTGCTGGAAGTAATAGTTTTTCCAGTATTGTTATTAAAAAGAAAAGTCAATATCGTATTTTTGGGTATAATAGTTTAGTTACTATTGAATCTTCAAAAGGTATTCTTGGTACGCAAATGGCAAGCGAAGATACTTCCAATATTGATTGGGCAGAAACAAGTGGTATTAAAGCTTATGTAGCTGATAGTGAATATAAAAATCAAACAGAAACAATTATTTTTGCTAACACTACAGGATATGTATATAGGATGGAAAGTGGTAGTAGCTTTGATGGTGCAAATATTTTAGCATCCTTTGCAACACCATACGTTCATATTAATGATCCACGTTTACGTAAGACATTTTATAAATTATTTTTATATCTTGATCCACTGGGAAGTTTATCAACTTTAGTTAATATAAAGTTTGATTTTGATACTGAAGGATCTGTTCAGCCCGATACTATTCCTTTATCAAACACTACAGGATCTGCAGGTTTCTATGGTGACACTGCTGCAAGATATGGTGTTATTCGATACGCAAGTAAGTTGAAAAAACTATTTCAAACACAGGTGGTCGGTTCTGGTTTTTCAGTTTCTCTTCAGTTTTCTTCTAATAGTATAACTCCCGCATTTTCATTGGATGCCGCAACATTAGAATTTGGTACACATGATAGGCGATAATGTGATAAAACTAGTAAATAGTAAGGACTACCCATGACGGGATATATTCGTAAAGACACGACAAACAACATTGCCGATGGAAACATTGTTAATGCCGCAGACTTGGATAACGAGTTCGATGGTGTAGTAGCAGCGTTTAATGCATCAACAGGCCATACTCATGGTGGTGGAGTTGGTGAGGGCGCTCCTATTATTATAGTTGGTCCTACACAGGATGTGACAATCTCTGCATTGTTAGTGAGTCCAAAGACTTCTAACATCATTGACATTGGTAGTTCAACTCTTAAGTTTAAAGATTTATATATTGCTGGTGCTGCATCGGTTTCAACACTTGCATCAACAGTTGCTACGGGAACTGCCCCGTTCATTGTCGCTTCAACAACTAAAGTTACAAACTTAAACGCTGACCTATTGGATGGAGCAGATTGGGCAAGCCCTGCATCGTTGGGTAGCACTACTCCTAGCAGCGGTGCGTTCACTACACTTGCCGCATCTGGTGTCATTACATCAACTGTTGCTACGGGAACTGCTCCAGTAGTCGTTGCTTCAACAACTAAAGTTACAAACTTAAATGCTGACCTATTGGATGGTGCAGATTGGGCAAGTCCTGCTGCACTAGGTAGCACTACACCAGCTGCTGTAACTGGCACAACCATTTCTGGAACAGACACCACCAACGCAACGTCTATTAGCACAGGTGCATTGAAAACAGCAGGTGGCTTAGGTGTAACTAAAGCTCTTTGGGTTGGTGGCTTGCTTAATGTTGCAGCAGACTCCTCATTCATTTCAACTGGTGCTTTGCTAATCAGCAAAGGAACAACAGCTCAACAACCCGGCACACCTGTGACGGGCATGGTTCGATACAACATTACTAGCAATGAGTTTGAAGGTTATAGTGGTTCTTCTCCTGCTTGGAAGAGTATTGGTGGATCGGCACTAAGTAATGATACTAGTACCTCAAGTAATTTATATCCTGTGTTTGCTGCTGCAACAACTGGAACTGCACAAAACCTGTACACCAGCAACGCCAACTACTTGTACAAGCCTAGCACTGGTGAGCTGCAAGCTTCAGCGCTCGTAAGCACTAACGGCATTACGATTAATTCCGGCACAGTGGCTGCAAGCTACACAATTGCAACAGGAACAAACGGCTTCTCAGTTGGGCCAATAACTGTCAACTCTGGAGTTGCGATTACCGTGGCCTCTGGACAACAATGGGTGGTAATCTAAATGTCAACTATCAGCGCATCAACAACGACCACAACTGCCTACAAAGTAGCTGCGGACACCACAGGCACATTGGTCTTACAGACCGGGGCCACGCCGACCACGGCGATGACGATTGACGGCTCACAAAACGTGGGTGTGGGTGTTACTCCTAGTGCTTGGTATGTCGCTTCTGCAAACGCCCGTACTTTTCAGATTAACAATGCTGGTTTTTACGCTGACACAGGCAATAGCGTTTTCTTGTCTTCTAACTATTTGTTTGGGACTGCTGGCGCAGAAACATTCATTGGAAGCGGTTATGCCAACAAGTTTTTGATTAACTCTGGGCAGTT